CCAGTCGCTTTAGGTAAATCGTATCTAAAAGCAGTAGCTGCAGTTACAGCTGATAATACTGTAGCAGTATAAGAAGGTACATAATCAGTTAAAGGCATTAATAAAATAGAGCGGATACCTCCTACGCTATCTTTACAGTCCAATAATCTTCCAGCGGTTAAGTCGCAAGCCATAATTTTATTTTTTTAAGTTATTTATTAAAAGTATTTAGGGAGAGTTTTTAGGCTCTCCCTTATAACTTATTTATTATACATAAAATACTACATCCGCTCCTACTGCATGATTTGCAGCTATAGAGAAGTTTCCAGCAATTCTAATATTTTGGCTTGCATCTTTATCAGCCATATCTAAAATAGTTAAATTTACAAAATCACTTATCAAATCAGTCGCAGCAAATAAATTAGATTTTCTAGATGCTATCATTACGTTAGCAGTCATCCCTGGAGCGTGAGCTATTCTAATCCCCTCAAAAGTTAAAGGAATTTCAGCAGCATAATATAAGTTCATGTATCCTAGAGCGCTCATAGCTGAGATATAAAAACGAATAGCAGCAGTACCCATATAAATAGTTAAGTCCTCTTTACCATAGCATGAAGTAGGTATCGCATCTCTTACTCTACCTAACTCAGTAATAATATTAGCAGCAGTTAAAGCTACTCCTACTACATCTACTACAGTAGCATCAGCTAAAGCAGTAGCCTCTAAGTCAGTCCAGATAGTATTTTCAACATTTGCACCGATACTAGCTCCTAAATACTCCATCATAAAAGCAGTAAAATCTGCATCCATTCCAGAGTTAGTAACTCCTGGCGTCATGTTTTGAGCTTGCCAGTCCATCTCTAAATCTCTCTTACATAATTCAAGATTTAATTTTTTCTTAACTGGAGTAATTACTCTATCAGTAAGAGTTAAAGTTCCTGCAGTTGAAAAACTACAGTCTGTATCAGCACTAATAATGCTAGCGCTATCTACTACTGTTAAATTTCTTTTATACTTTACATTTTCTAAAAAAGTTATATTACCCTCTGATAATGTTAAACCAGATTTAATACATGCACCTAGATAATCTCCAGCTTGTGAGCCAGTATAATTACCATTTACTGTTGGATTTGCCATAATTGTTTATTTAATTTTTATTATTATTTTGTTATATTTCTTAAAGAGTATCTAATACGCTCTCTAGCAGTCATTTTTAAAATAGTTTCTCTGCTTTTATTTTGTTCTTTTACTGTAGAGAATTTATTTAAAGTAATCTCATCAGATGCTGGAGCGTTAGATAACTCCTCTACCTTTTTAGATAGCTCAACTAATTCAGATTTATAGCCATCTAAAATAGATGATACTTCTTTAGAGATAACATTTACTAAATCCTCTTGGCTAAATTCGTACTCCTTAGTACTCTTAACTTTTTTAGGTTGTCTAGCTACCTCTTTTTCTAATACTACCTCCTCCTCAGCTACCTCCTCTACTACCTCCTCCTCTGTTTCTGGCTCTACTACTACCTCCTCCTCTACTACTTCTAGCATTTCAGAAATTACTCCATCCTCTACTACGATAAATCCTCTACCATCCTCTAAAGTGTACTCTCCTGGAGCTAATTTTATAGTTGTACCATCCTCTACTAAAATTGATACATCTGCACCAGCCTCTAACTCATCAAAAGTAGATACTATAATAGTACCATCCATTAATAACTCCTGTACCGCCATTTTAACCTCTGCATCTAAGCCTAGTGCTACTCTTACTCTGTTTTTTAAATCCATTATAGTATAGTTTTTTGTTATAAATATATAATTAGTTTACTTATTGTACTTTTAAAATCTTATTACTCCAGTTTAGCATAGCAGTACCTCCATAAAGGTTATAAGTAATAGTACCAAAATCTGAGTATTTACCAGTATCCATCCCTTTAGTTTTATTTAAAAAGGCATTAATCTTTTTTATATCTGTAATACTTAAATAGCTCCTAGATATTAATTTTTTACCTATATTAATACTCATTTTAGTAGCATTTAATCCTCTCATCTCATCCTCTATTATAGCCCTCTGAGCGTTTAGGATAGCTCTACTAGGATAATCTTTATAACTAGCTAACTCTAATATCTCAGATAAAGCCTCTAATATCTCCTCATCACTATCATAAGTCATGTTATCCTTACCGCACATCCATGAGCCATCTGGCATCTTATGCTCAAATCCATCTGGGCAATCTGGATTAGCTCTAAAATTTACTTGCTCATTAGATATACTCTGTAATTTATCAATATAAAAGCCCTCTATACTATATCCCTTAACTTTTTTAGCTAGTATATCCTGCCATACTTTATCATTATCTACTTTCATAGATAATACCCAGCTACCTTTAGGTAAATCTAGGCCGTAAATATTACTCTTATCATGAGCAGTATCCTCTACTATCCAGCTCTCTACTGTAGTTACATCATGTATAGTATCAGTATGCTCTAAAGTAGCGCTACTCTGGTTATTATTCATTAAATATAATTCAGAGGCGCGTTTTACGGTTGCCTCACTAAAAAATACATAAAATTCTTTTCCGTTCTCATCTCTCCTATATATCTGCTTATTAGGTATTAAGGCCGCTCCTACTATTAGGCGCTTATGCTCATCTACTTTAGCTAAAGATAAGTTATTTTTAGTTTCTTTACTTAAAAAAATCCACTCACTTTCTATTGCAGGAAACTCTACCAGGCTAACCGCATCAATAGCCAGGCTACTATGCTGCTCATCTATAATTAATTCTACTATATCCATTTTTTTACTTTTGTTATAAATATATTTTATCTAATTATAGTTTACTCCTCCTCCTAATTTTAGCCAATTTTGCTTGGCTATCACTCATGGAATCAGTAAGTACAAAAGCCTTAATAGGCTCATTAGATAATCCAGCTATTCCCTCTCCAGTATCCTCAGAGGTAGCTCCTCCTCTAGCAAATCCTACTCCTCCTCCTGCTACATTCATATTACTTAGAGCGCCTCTAAACATCTTAGCAGATTTAGCATTAATAACTACCTCTCCTCTGGATAGCTTAGCATTTACGCTATCACTAGTACCATTACCATAACCTCCCACTACTCCACCTCTAGCCATTTTAGGTATCTCTGTTGCATTAATAGCATCTACCTGCCTTTGGCCTGCTAAAATGGCTATCCCTGCCGCTATAGGTGCTAATATTTGTCCTACTACTGGTATAGTTATTACTGAGTTAAATGCAGCTTGCGCTCCTATAAATGTATTAATCCTAGCCTCTGCTATTTTTGTAGCCTTCCATGCATCAGTACCTTTATTTTGTAAATCTGCTACTCCTCCTAGCATAGAGCCTACTGCAGCTAAATCTCCAGTATTTAACGCCCTCTCTTTATCTGAGGTTACTTTATTCTGGTCTTGTTTTTTCTTATTAAATTTTTTATTTATCTCTGCTTTTAACTTCTCAGCATGCTCTGTATCTGCTACTCCCTCTAACGCTCTAGTCCTATCAAATTCTAACTGCATATTAGCACGTTCTAAAGCATCCTCAGTAAATGCTATAGCATTCTCCTGCTGGATTAATAGTAGCTGCTCTCCCTCTGATAATAATAAAGCCTTTTTATCTGCTAAAGCCTTAGTATCTATTACTAACTGCTTAGCAGCCTCCTCCTCTTTAACTTTGGTTAGTGCTGCAGCCGCATCTGTTCTAACTTTTTGCCTAGCTAACTCCTCTCCTAATATCCTTTTTTCAAAAGCATTAACCTGGGTACTTACTTTTTTCTTCATTTTAATAGATGCAGTTTCTAAATCTATTAGTTTTATTTTTTCTGCATTTAGTTTCTCAAAATCCTCCTCTAAACTTTCGCCTAAACTTACCTCCTCCTCTATAGCTGCTACTCTCCTCCTTTGTAGGTCTAGTTGTTGCTCAGTAGTTTTTTCTTCTAAAGCTAAAGCTCTCTGCAGAGCCTCTAATTTTTCCTTATTTGTTTTAGTTTCATCTACAGTAATTAATAGAGCTTTTTCTATCTCCTGGTTAGTTTTTGCCTTTTGTAAATTAAAATCTCTAGTAGCATCAGTTATACCTTGTAGCTCTCCCTTTAATCTAGCGGCTGCAGTAGCCTCTGCTACTATCTCATCTGCTATACCAGATAAAGCTCCTTTTACATCATTAGCAGCGCCAGCAAAATCTCCAGAAAATACTTTAGCTATAGCTCCTCCTATCATGCTTATCCTATCAGTAAGTACTGAGATAGCAGCGCCTACTCCTGCTAGTACTTGCTCTAGTTTTTCTGCTCCTGCTTTAGTATTAGTAAGGTATGATATTAATGAACCTATAATAACTACAAATGCACCTATACCAGTACTGATTAATCCTGCTTTTATAGAGCCGAATAGTAGTTTACTGGTAGCTTTCATAGCTATCATAGCAGTCCTTACTCCTGCCATAGCTCCAGATAGTAGAGTAGTCTGAGTAGCTGCAGCCTTAGAGCCATCTCCTACCTTTTTAATATCCTTACCAGCCTTAGCGCTCTTTACTTCTACCTCTAAAACAACCTTTTCAGCCATGATTTTTTATTTAATTTATTACTATTTAATCTCTTATCCTTATTATTTTCAATATCCTTAATAACTAAAGTCATATACTCTAAATTAATAATCATATTGCTTTTTATTATCTTTAATTTCTCTATCATAAAGCTATACCAGTTCTAATTTCTGTAAATCTTATAGTAGTAGCCCATTTAACATCTCTATTATTTGCTCCCTTTACTTGCTGTAAAAAACTAGTACCAGATACTCCTACAGTAGAAACCCAGCCAGCAGTACTACCTACATCTGCTACTTTAGTCCTAGAGCTCTCTATGCTTAATACTCCAGACTTATTTATAGCTGCTCCCACCTCTGTAAATGCTTTAAAATCTCCTACAGAACCTCCTCCAGAACCTCCTACTCTTACGGCTACTGTGTTAGTTTCAAAAGTTACAATAGAGTTATCTGGTATAGTAAAATAGCTACCTACTGTATTGTTTAAATAACTATCTACTGTAGTACTATTAGTAGTTTTAGTACCATACATTAATGTTATACTTTGCCTTTCAGCCAAAATATCTGTAGTTTTATTACCTCCTATTATATTACTGTTATCTGTAGTAGCCTCTGCTCTAGTACCGGATACTGTAGTATTAGAAACTAAATCTTTTACGCTATTATTCTCTCCAGATATTATATTACTAAAGTTATTACTAAATAATATATGGCTACCTCCTGCTATTATATTATCTCTAGTATTCCTACCTATAGTATTCCTAGAGCTATTTATAGCTAAATTATCTGTAGGCTTAGGATAATTAAACCTTAAATTATTCTCTACTATAACACATCTATTATCTCTACTCCTATAAACAAATCCGTAAGCAGTACACTCATCAGAAGTAGGAGATACTTCTACTAACTTGTCTAAAGAATTGTACTTTTCAAATACTACCTGGCTTAAATCATTTATTAATTTAGGTCTTACAGTAAACCCTATTTTAAAATACATATTATAAATTTCTTATTGTTATTAATTCTAGTTTACTCATAGCTCCAGCCCTATACTCTATTTTATAAATTCTATATCTAGTACTTTGGATTAAAATAGTATCATTAAAATTTAGTTTTGTAATATCATCAGCCGTTAAAAATGCCTCTACTTTAATTATCCTAGTATCTTTATTATATAACTCATCAATATACTGCGCCCAGTAAGTATTATATAGATTATTAAGTAGTACATTATTATCATAAGGCTCAGCTATAGTATTAAACCTTAAAGAGTTAGATGTACTAGTGATAGGGTAAACATCTACTGCGGAAAATACTAATCTATCATTAGTATTACTAAAGGTTTCATTTGTTATGCTCCAGTTTGTTGTAATAGAATGTACTCCATTATCATATAATACTCTCATATTATTCTCCCAATATCGTAAAGGATAACCTCCATTTACTGCAGATACATCATTTATAATAGGCATAGTAGTACCTGGTACTCCAACATCATCCACTAGAGTATCAGAAAATACAGATATTACTACCTCATCATCCTCCTTATCTATAATCTCTATACCGCTATTAAATTTATAATTCCATAACCAGGTATTAGGATGGTTTAAATTTATAGTTTCCCATGCGTTTGCATCCTCTGTAAAATTAAAATCTATTTTTCTGGCTAAACCATCTATAGGAGTATATAAAAACTCATCTCTATCTATTTTATTAGTCCAATCCAGATCATTACCAGCTCCTACCCAGTCAGAGTAAGGCTCTATTATTAAGTTAGTAGGATTATTCTCATCTACTAATAATACTAATTTAAACATATCTATAAAACTCTTAAAAAAATCCCATTGGCTAGTATCTCCTCTAAAGCCTAGCATTTTATCGTTTAAAAATGTAGAGCTAGAGGAGGATATATGCCATGTAATCCAGCTATCATCAATAGCAGGATTTAAAGATGCCGAGCCGCTTAAAGTTCTTATACTTAACCAACATTGTTCTCCAGCATCTAAAGTAATATCGCCAAAGCCAGCAGTCATAGGAGAGCCTGTATTATTACCGGCTGCAGCGTATGAAAATAAAACATATCCAGATGGCACGTTACTATTATAACTAGTATTCGTATGATATAAAGTACACTCCACTATAACAGTACTAGCAGTAAAATATAAATTACCGAAAAGCTCAATTATACTACCATTATCTACTGCAGTTATTACCCCAGTAGCTAAATCATATAAAGCTGCATTACCTCCTATTACTGTAGTAGCGTTAAGGTATCCAGGAGTAGTAGTAAAAGTTCCGGTAATATTCAGCGCATCAGCAAACTCATCAGATACTGCTTGCGAATCATCATAATTAAAATCTACAAATAGCTTATTAAATTTAGGGCTATTTAAAAAGCTAGAGCTAAACGTAAATCCTGCATCTCTAAAAATATTATTTATTAAATATAAAGCATTTACCCAGGGACGAAAGAAATTAAAAAGATAAGAAGTAGCTATACTCCCACTAGTGTATGCACCTACTGTTTGCCATTGTACCATAGGGTATTTTAATACATCTGTAGTAGTAGCCCCAGTAGAGCCTGCAAAACTATCAGCCGGTAAAGGATTAAATAAATCTAGTATTCCAGTCCAACTTTTTTCAACATTACCAGCATTAAAAGCGCTATCTAATTCAGATAAATCTAAATCTCTAAATACTTTATTACCTATACTATCTTTTAAATTTACAACCTCAGAATATATAGTTATATTATACGTTACTATTCCATTTTTAGTAGATATATCATTTAACTGCATGTATCCCTCAAAAGTATTAATAGTATTTTCTTTTACTATTATGCTAGTTTTTTTATGAGTATCAAAATTACTACTAGCAGTTACATTAAAAATATTATTAAAAAATATATTATTATTTTTAGTACCTGGTATATCAAAAGATTTAGAATAACTAGCATCAGCCTCAGCTACATTAGTAAAATCATCTATATTTAATACTAAAGGTATAGGCTCATCTTTAAATAAATCTAGTACTACCTCTCCAGAAGGAAAAGTTATAGGTAAAGTAGTGCTTTGCGGATATGCTATTAATTGCTGATTATTCATTTTATCCCTTTTGTATTCTTTTATCTATAGCAAACTCTATATTTAAACTATACTGAGCTACTTTATCATTAGCCTCTGTAAGTTTATCATATCTTTTATCTGTTACTGTTACTGGTATCATATAATGGCCAAACTCTGCAGGAGCGCTATCTGCAGCATCATAACCTTTTATTATATAAACCTCTGGAGATATAAATAACTGCTCTAGCCATGCTGCCTCCTCATCAGTTCTAAACCAGTCCGAGTTAAGGCTCATAGTTTCTAAAGCGCTATTATTTAAAGTACTACTTCCTCTCTGGTATCCATACTTAACATATCTAGGCTCATTATAATTACCTTTTACTTTATTGTAAGATGTACGTTTTATATCTGTACTTATTGTATTCTTTTTAGTAAAATTATAATAATCCCATGCGCCAAATTTATTAAGCCATGTTAATCTAATTTTTTCAAATCCTTTGCAATCATCATCCTGCCTTAAAAATTTATATTGTAAACTAACTGGATATAAACTATCAACTAGATATATACGATACTCTCCCCAGTTAGATGGTACTGTAAAGCCAGCTCCTTTAAAATTTGCAATACCTACCCCTATATATTGTAAATGTAAAGCAGAATTAGTTAATGGAGCAGAATGAGGACTACTACCACCATTAGCAGAGGTAATATCTACTAGTTGTTGAGATAGATAATTACCATCAGCATCATAAAAATAAATATCATATCTATCTGGTGCGCTTATTCCATTAGAAAAGTATCCAGATAAAAATGCTAAAGTTGCATAATCATTATTACCTATATATTGATACTCTATAGGAGCATCCGTAAGAAATTTAGAGTTATTAAAACCAGCTAAATGATAATATTTATTATTATTCCAGTCTTGCAAATCTATACCATAATCTCCGGATAAATATTTATCCTCATTATTATATGCTACTCCATTAAAGGTAAATAAATCAGATACAATAGCCTGAGATAAATACTCTGTAGGAGCTACATTAGGAGTACCAGCCCACTCTGAGCCGAATTTTAACTCTAATATCTGAGCTGAGGTAGTATTTAAACTTAGTTTATCTATACAATGTATAGGACACTCTGAGCGTGCTACATTATCTACTCCCTTAAAAGCGCTCTCTACGTTAGTATATATACTCCCTAAATTATCAGAGCTTACATATTGCTCTAAAATATCATCTATCTTAATTATACCATAGCCAGTAGCATTAGGAGAAAATTTAAACTTACCTAAATATGTAGTACCAGTATTACCTCCATAAATCTGTACTATATACTTAAATTTATATTTATAATTTAATGTATCTATTACTGAATATACCCAGTCCGTTCCTACTGGCATCTCTTTGTATAAAGTTTCCTGTGCTATTGTATAACTCATAACTATTTTTTATTTTGTGAATTCATTACCTAATATATTTTTTAACATTTTAGCACTATCTTTACCATACGCTTTTATAATTTCTGGCGCTAATCTTTTATGGTGCATGGCAAAGGCATCCCTAAAAAACCAGGTAGGTTTAATACCATAAGTTTTTATATGCATAGCTATACCAAAGGCTGCAGAGTTTATATTAGCCTTAGTTTTGGCCTTAAATTTACCACTACCTTTTACTTTAGTACCATCTTTTTTAGTATAACCGGTATCTCTTAACTTAATAGGTTTATCCTTTATCCATTTAGCTATAGCACTACTTGGTGGCATCTTACCAGGTTTTCTACCCTCCTCTACATTTTCAAAATAATCTACTGCACTAAAATCCATCTCTAAAGCTCCAGAAGGATATACCTTTACATTA